AGAGAATTTTATTTGGACTTGCAGAACATCAAAATCCTAAAATTTATAATTTTACTTTTGAAGTATCAGAAACAGATGCAGATACTATAGAAACATTTTTAGATGCAAGAGCAAATGATAGTGCCAGTTTTGACTTCACTCCACCAGGAGAATCAAGTTCATCTAAATTTGTATGTCAAGCATGGAATAAATCTATTCCATATTTAAACAGAGCAACAATACAGGCTACATTTAGAGAGGTGTTTGAACCATGAGTACTGATCCTGTTTTTAGTGAAGTTCAAAAAATAAACCCTTCTGCAATCATTGAACTTTTTACATTACAGTTAGATAACTCTTTACATGGTGCGACAACAATATATAGATTTCATTCTGGTAGTAATTTAAATGCTAATGGTGAAATAGTTTGGGCTGGTAATTCTTATCAAAGGTTTCCTATAGAGGCTACAGGTTTTGCATATCAACGTGGTCAGATTCCTAGACCAAAACTTGTTGTAAGTAATGCGTTGGGAACCATATCAGCTATCTTACTACTCGTTAATCAAACAACAACTGGTAATGATTTAACAGGTGCTACGTTTACCAGAATAAGAACAATGGCAAGATTTTTAGATGCTGCAAATTTTAGTGGAGGTAGCAATCCATTAGGAACACCAGATCCTACAGCCGAGTTTAAACGTCAAGTTTATACAGTGGATCGAAAAGCAACAGAAACTAGAGAAGTAGTAGAATTTGAATTAGCAGGAGCTATTGATATGGCTGGAGTTAGAGCACCCAAACGTCAATGTACCCGTGCACTATTTCCTAGTATTGGTACGTTTACACAATGACTTGGAAATATAAAGCATTACTTCATGCTAAACGTGAAGATCCTAGAGAATCTTGTGGACTTCTATTAAATGTTAAGGGTAAAGAAAAATATTATCCGTGTCATAATCTTTCAATTACAGATAATCAGTGTTTTATTATTGACCCAGAAGATTATGTAAAAGCAGATAATGTAGGTGAAATCGTTGCTGTTGTTCATAGTCATCCTATAACACCCCCAGAACCTAGTCAGGCAGATAAAATTAGTTGTGAGCAAAGTAAACTACCTTGGTATATTGTTAATCCTAAAACAGAACAATGGGGTGAATGTAGGCCAGAAGGTTACGTCCCAGACTTATTAGGTAGACCTTGGGTTTGGGGTGTTACTGATTGTTGGAGTCTAGTGGTTGATTGGTATAAAAAAGAAAAAGGAATCATTTTAAAAGATTATGCAAGAAATATGACACCACAGGAATTTTTAAAGAACCCTTTGTTTGAAGATTATGCTTGGCGAACAGGTTTTAGAGAACTTAGATCAGATGAAAAATTAGAGAAAGGAGATGTATTATTGATGTCAATAATGCACCCAACTTTAAATCATGTAGCTATTTTTCTTGGAGATATGGTTTTACATCATTTAGCAGATAGACTATCTTGTAGAGAGCCATATTCTGAGTGGTTGTTAAAATGTACTGGTAAGAGGTATCGCTATGCTCAGAAAAGTTAAACTTTATGGAGAATTAGCTGACTTTGTAGGTCATAAAGAATTAGATGCTGTAATAAATTCTACTGCTGATGCAATACGTTTTCTTGTTAGTAACTTTCCAAAGCTAGAAGCACACATGGCAGATAAATACTATAAAGTGCTTGTTGATGATTATGAAATAGGAGAAGAAGATATACATAATCCAATAGGACAATCAGATATAAGTATTGTTCCTGTTATTGCTGGTGCAGGTGGAGGTTTAGGTAGAACTTTATTAGGAGTAGCAATGGTTGGATTAGCATTTGCAATGCCTGGTGCCAATTTTAGTGGGTTGGGATTTTCAGCAGCAAAAGGATTTAGTGGATTTCAAGCAGCTATAGGTAATATCGGTATTGCATTGACTTTACAGGGTGTAAGTCAAATGTTATTCCCTTTACCTCAACCACAGGATTTTAGTAACGAAGAAGATCCAAGAATATCATTTAGTTTTTCTGGTGTTCAAAATACATCTAGGGCTGGTACTTCCCATCCAATAGCTTATGGTGAGATAGTAACAGGATCAGTTGTTATCTCTGCTGGTATTGACACTAATCAGGTACAAGCATGACAGATAAAATTATTAGAGGTTCTGGTGGCCCTCCTCCTACTCCACCATCTCCAACTAGAGCACCTGATACTTTAAATAGCAGACAGTTTGCTACGATTCAAGATTTATTATCTGAAGGAGAGATAGAAGGTTTTGCTACCGCATCAAAGGCAGGTCTAACAAAAGGAACTACAGCTTATAACAATGCAGCATTAAAAGATATATTTTTAAACAATACTCCTATTCTTAACTCAAGTGCTAGTAATACAAATCCACAGACAGCAGATTTTAATTTTCAGAATGTGGGATTTACGCCTCGTTTTGGAACGTCAAATCAAGAACATATCCCAGGTATTGAAAGTAGTCAGTCGCTAACAAGTGTTGGAGTTACGGTTACAAACTCCTCTCCCGTAACTCGTCAGATTACAAACACTAATGTAGATGCAGCAAAGGTTACAATTACTTTCCCACAATTACAAAGAGCAACAGATGAAGGAGATTTGCTTGGTTCAACTGTTGATTTAAAAATACAAGTTCAGTACAACAGTGGAGGATTTAATGATGTTTTATCAGACACTATTACTGGTAGAACTGCTGATGCCTACCAAAAAGAATATCGTGTAAATATTACAGGATCATTTCCTGTAGATATACGAGTTGTAAGAGTTACAGCAGACAGTACATCTTCAAACCTTGTTGATGCCTTTACTTGGACAAGTATTGGTGAGATTGTTGACGATAAACAGACTTATCTTAATAGTGCTTATACAAATTTAAGGATAGATTCTGAACAATTTAGTTCTATACCAAATAGAGCTTTTCGTATTCGTGGGGTAAAGGTAAGAATACCAGGAGCAGGAGCATCTAGTTCTGGTACTCCTACTGTTGATTTACAAACAGGAAGAATTGTTTATCCTACTGGCTATATATTCAATGGAACAATGGGTGCTGCTGTCTGGTGCTCATGTCCTGCAATGATCCTTCTTGACTTGTTAACTACTGAAAGATATGGATTTGGAACGCATATTACGGATAGCAACTTAGATTTATTTAGTTTCGTAGCAGCCAGTAGATACGCAAATGAACTGGTATCAGATGGATTTGGAGGCCAGGAAGCAAGATTTAGTTGCAATGTAAATTTACAGGGATCTATGGAGGCATACACTTTAATTAATGAGTTAGCTGGTGTTATGAGATGTTTTCCTATATGGTCTGAAGGCTCAGTGACTATTACTCAAGATAAACCAACAGATCCAAGCTATTTATTTAGTTTGGCAAATGTAGGTGAAGGTGGTTTTTCTTATTCTGGAAGCAGTTTAAAACAAAGACATACTGTTATAGCTGTTAGCTATTTCAATATGGATAGCAGAGAAATAGATTACGAAGTTGTAGAAGATAGTACAGCCCAAGCAAAACTTGGCATAATAAAAAAAGATGTAAAGGCATTTGCCTGTACTTCTCGTGGTCAAGCTCAGAGATTAGGGAAGGCAATATTATTCAGTGAGCAAAATGAATCTGAAGTTATTAGTTTTACAACATCAATAGATGCTGGAGCGATTGTAAGACCTGGATCTGTTATCTCTGTCAATGATCCTGTTCGTGGTGGAGAAAGAAGAGCAGGAAGAATTAAAACTGCATCAACAACACAAATAACTGTTGATAATGTAGAGGGATTAGATACGTTTACGGGTACTAATCAAAAATGTAGTGTTATATTACCTGATGGAACTGTAGAGACAAAAAATATTACAGGTATTATCTCAGGTGTTATTACTTTAGATTCTGCGTTAAGTGCTACTCCAAATGCTAATGCGATGTGGCTTATATCAAGTTCTGGTTTAGAAGCACAGACTTTCAGAGTAATAACAGTAGAAGAGCAAGATGGTATCAATTATGGGATTACAGCTTTAACTTATGTTGCTGGTAAGTATGCAAATATTGAATCTGGAATAAGTTTACCAGCAAGAAATATCTCCTTATTGAATGAACCGAAAGATCCTCCATCAAACTTACAAGCATCAGAAAGAGTTGTTGTTATAAATGCTCTTGCAGTATCTAAATTAATCTTATCTTGGGTATCAGTTACAGGAGTAAGTCAATATCTTGTTCAATATAGATTTAACAATACAAACTGGGTAAGTGAAATTGTATTCAGACCTGATTTTGAGTTATTAAACACTGCATCTGGTGCGTATGAATTTAAAGTATTTTCCTATAATGCTGGCTTAAAATTATCAGCTACATCTTCAGACCTGACATTTAATGCCGTAGGTAAGACGACACCACCTGGAAATGTTCAAGATTTATCTATGGAACCAATTACTAATAAATTAGTAAGACTTAGATGGACAAAAGCTGTAGATCCCGATGTTTTACATGGTGGAAGAGTATATGTAAGACACAGTAATTTAACCGATGGAAGTGCTACTTTTCAAAGTTCGGTTGATCTTGTAACTGCATTAGCTGGTAATACTACAGATGTCGTGGTCCCATCTTTAGAAGGAGAGTACATCCTAAAGTTTCAAGATGACCAAGGAAACTTTAGTACGGGAGAAACAAGTATAATTCAAGATCTACCTGATTTAATTGATACTCAGACAATACTTACACAACGAGAGGATCTATTAGGAACACCATTTAGCGGCACAAAAACTAATACAACATTTAGCAGTTCTGCAAGTGCTTTACAACTTACAAATCCAGCTAGTAATGCTACTGGTACTTATGAGTTTGCATCTATTGTGGATCTTGGCGGTGTATTTTCTCTTGATTTAAAAAGAACATTAAGATCAGTTGGTTTTAATACTGGATCAGATATAGAGGCATTAATTCCAAGTGGATCTTTATGGGATAACTATGCGGTGGATGGTAATTTTGATGGAGCAGCAGCCGATGAAGCTAATTGTCAGATACAGGTAGCAACTTCGCAAAGTGGTTCAGCAGCTTTTGGTTCGTTTAATAATTTTGCAAATGGTACATTTAAAGGTCAAAGATTTAAGTTTAAGTTAATTTTAGAAACTACTAATACTGTACAAAATATGAACGTGCAACAGGCAGGATTTGTTGCAGAGTTTCAATCAAGAACAGAACAGAGTTATCAGACAGGAGGCAGTACATCTATAGCACCACAATCATCTGGAACGTCAGCAAAAACTGTTACTTTCGGTACTCCATTTTTTGTTGGTACTTCATCATTAGGAGGAGCAAATGCGTTTTTACCTTCTATTGGAATTACTATTCAAGATGCACAGTCTGGAGATTTTTTTACAGTTACCAGTGTAACTAGCACAGGATTTGTTGTAAGTATTAAAAATGGTTCAAGTTTTGTTGATAGAACTTTCACTTTTTCTGCTGTAGGATATGGTAAAGGAGTGTAATATGGAGGAAAAGTTTTCCTAAATGAGCCAAGTTGCGGATTTTAATATTGCTAATGCTTCGGGAGCTTCTGTCCGTAGTGACATAAATGCAGTTCTTGATGCAATAAAAACTAACAATAGTGGTGGTTCTGATCCTTCAAATGCAGAAGCGTTTATGTTTTATGCTGATTCTGGAGATAATAATTTAAAAGTACGAAATTCAGCAAATAATGGATATACAACAATAGGAAGTGTAAATCAAACAAACTTAGGTTTATTACCTGTTGCTGGTGGCACAATGACGGGTGCTTTATTAGGAGATGATGGATCTGCTGCAAGTGCTCCAGCGTATGCGTTTGATGGGGATACTGATACAGGAATGTTTAGATCAGGTGCTAACACAATAGGATTTGCAACTGCTGGAACTGCAAGAGTATCAATTAGCGACTCTGGTTTAGATATGACCAATGGATTACCTGTTAGGTTTCAAGATTCTAGTGGTGCTCCTTTTGTTTCTCTTAAATCACCATCCTCACTTTCTGGAAATTTAGAATTAACTTTGCCATCTACCGTTACGAATGGTGCTTTTTTACAAACAGATGGATCGGGTAATTTATCGTTTGCGATTGTAGCTGGTGTTCCTACCAGTGCTGTATTTTGCGTAGCAGTAGCAACTGTACCTACAGGTTATTTAGAATGTAATGGTGCAGCAGTTAGCAGGACAACTTATTCAGCATTGTTTGCCATTATTGGAACGAACTATGGAACAGGTAATGGTTCAAGTACTTTTAACTTGCCAGATTTAAGAGGAGAATTTATTAGAGGCTTTGATAATGGTAAGGGAACAGACTCAGGAAGAGCAATAGCAAGTTCTCAAGGTAGTGCAAACTTAAGTCATGGTCACTCTGTCGGTGCATCGGTAACTGATCCTGGTCACAAACATACTACTACTGTAGACAATGCACCATTGTTTCCCGCTAACGGTGGAGTTTCAATTAACTATGGTGGTGCAGGTGGTTATCCAGCAACAAATTTCAGTATGAATACTAATACAACAGGAATTAGTGTAAGTATTTCTCAAAGCGATTCTGGAGGATCAGAAGCTAGACCACGCAACATTGCTATGATGTACATAATTAAAATTTAGCTATGGCTATCACCCCTGGAACGTATAATATGACTGTTCAGAGAAGGTCAGATCATAGTGTTCAACTTGTTTTTAAAGATAGTAATGATGCTGCAATAAATTTAACTGGTTATACTGTTGCTGCACAGGTGTGGGAAGAGACACGAACCACAAAATATGCTGATTTTACTGTGGCTTATACAAACAGAGCAACAGGAACAGTCGATATTTCTTTGACGGATGTTCAGACTGCCACATTTAGTCCAGAAATTTTAAAATATGATGTTGCTCTTACAAATGGAAGTGGTTTGAAAGAATATTACTTAGAAGGTACTATATTTGTATCAGAAGGTTATACAGCATGACTTCGGTTAACATTACAACCACCAAAAATACTGTTACAGTAAATGAAGGTGATACTACCGTTGTTACTGTTGCAACTCAAGGCCCACAAGGTCCTGCTGCTGCTGGTGTTACTTTTGATGTTACAGGTAAAGTAGATAATGCTATCTTCTATTACCATGCTGCATCTGATACATTTAAAGCAGACAACACCACTACCAAACTTACACTCGTTGACGGAGGAAACTTCTAAAAATGGCTAACACAGTACGCATTAAGAGATCTACAGGATCTTCAGCACCAACAAGCCTTGCAAATGCTGAGTTAGCTTTTGCAGAAGGTAACAAAAAATTATTTATTGGTATTGGAACGGGTGGAGCAGGTGGATCTGCTACAACTATTGAAGCTATCGGTGGATCTGGAAGTTTTGCTGATTTATTTACGAGTAGAACACAGAATACATTTTTAGCCGCACCAAATGGTAGTAATGGTGCTGCAACATTCAGAGCTATGGTGGCTGCTGATGTACCTTCGTTAACTCATGCAAAGATAAGTGATTTTGATACAGGAGTTCAGACAAATAGATTAGATCAAATGGCTGCACCAACAGGTAGTGTCAGTCTCAATTCTCAAACAATTACAAACCTTTCTGATCCCGTAAATGCTCAAGATGCGGCTACGAAATCTTTTGTCGAGGCTACTGCTCAGGGATTAGATGTTAAAGATTCTTGTGTGGCAGCTACTACAGCAAACATTACAATATCTACTGCTCTTAATAATGGAGACACATTAGACGGTGTAAGTCTCTCAACTAATGATCGTGTTCTTGTTAAGGATCAGTCAACCGCTTCAGAAAATGGTATTTATGTTGTAGGGTCAAGCCCAGCGAGAGCAACCGATTTAGCTGCTGGAGATGACGCTGCTGGATTCTTTACCTTTGTTGAACAGGGAACTGTTAATGCTGACAACGGCTTTGTTTGTACATCTAACAAAGGATCTGCTGTTGTTGGTACTAATAACCTTACGATTGCTCAATTCTCTGGTGCTGGTCAGATTACAGCAGGAGATGGTCTAGATAAATCTGGCAATACACTTTCTGTTGATTTAAAAGCTAATGGTGGACTTGTTATTGAATCTACTGAAATTGCTGTTGATCTTGCTGCTAGTTCTATAACAGGAACACTTGCGATTGGTGATGGTGGAACGGGTGCTACAAGTGCAAGTGCAGCTAGAACAGCTTTAGGATTAGCGATTGGAACAAATGTTCAAGCTTATGATGCAGATTTAGATGCGTTATCTGGTTGTCAATCTGGTGCAGCTTCAGCTTTAGCAGCTTTAACTTCAACTGAGGTAGGAATTTTAGATGGTGCGACTGTAACGACTGCTGAGTTAAACATCATGGATGGTGATACATCTGCGACTTCTACAACTTTGGCAACAGCAGATCGTATGGTTATGAATGATGCTGGAACGATGGTACAAGTTGCGTTATCTGATTTAGTTACATTTCTAGAGAACGGAAGTGTATCAGGCTTCAATATTGATGGAGGATCTTACTAAAAACTAATCATTAGGAGAGTAAACCAATGGCTAACGAAATTAGACTTAAGCGTGGTTCTGGCAGTGATCCTAGTGCTAGTGATTTAGTAACTGGAGAAGTAGCGGTAAGAACGGATACTGGTAAGTTATTTACTAAGAAAGATGATGGATCGGTAGCTGAAATATCAGGGGGTGGAATAGATGATGGAGATAAGGGAGATATTACTGTTAGTTCTTCTGGTGCGACTTGGACTATTGATAGTGGAGTTGTAACTTCAGCCAAGATTGCAGATGGAACTATTGTTAATGCCGATATAAACGCAAGTGCAGCGATAGATGGGTCAAAAATATCTCCAGCTTTTACATCAGATATTACTGGAACAGGTGGATTAACACTTACATCAACTGATACTGGTAGTTCTGCCGCACCAGAATTAGAGCTTTACAGAAACAGTGCTTCCCCAGCAGATGCGGATTACTTAGGTCAGCTTAAATTCACAGGTGAAAGTGATGACGGTAGTAAAGAAGTTTATGCAAAGATTACAGGAAAAATAAGTGATGCCAGTTCTGGAACGGAAGATGGAATTATTGAGATTGCACATAGAAAGGCTGGTTCTAATGTAATCACAGCAAGATTTACAAGCACAGCATTTAAATTAATAAATGGAACAGAACTTGAAGCAGAGGGTGGAGCTACAATTACAGGAACTTGCACAGCTACAACCTTTAGCGGATCAGGTGCGTCTTTAACTAGCTTACCTTCGGGTCAATTAACTGGAGCGTTACCAGCTATTGATGGTTCAAATTTAACAGGAATATCTGGTGGATTAAGCTCTGACTCTGACGGAAATACTGTTGGCGGAACAGGAGCTGGTAGTAATCTAACTTCTGGTGCAATAAGAAATACTCTTATTGGATATAATGCTGGTGATAGTATTACTAATCAAGATAAAAACGTCTATGTAGGTTGGGAATCTGGTGGTCAAGGTACTCAAAACGTTGCTGTAGGTCATTATGCTGCTAACGGTATGACTGGAAACTATAACGTAGCAGTTGGCGATGCTTCTATGGGTCTGAGCACAGTAACAGGTGAAGCAAATACAGCAGTTGGTGGTTATTCACTTGCAAGTCACACCTCTGGTTCAAGAAATACCTCTATTGGATATTACGCTGGTTATGATTCGACTACATCAGCAGATAATGTTTTTGTAGGGAATGAGTGTGGAACTAATGTCACTACAGGTAGTTACAATGTCTTATTAGGATCTGAAGCAGGGAAAGCTACTACAACAGGATCTAATGTTGTAGCAATTGGCTATAAAGCTGCTGACTCTCTAACAACAGGTGTTAATAGTGTTGTTATAGGTTTTAATGCAGCTGGTGCAGCAAGTACTATTTCAAGAGGAGTTCATATAGGACATGAAAGTGCAGAATCACTTACGACAGGTAATAATAATATTACTATTGGTTCTAGTAGTGGAACTAAATTAACAACAGGTGCTAATAATACAATTATTGGTCAAAGTGCTGCTGATGCTGGTTTATATGGTGTAACAACAGGAGGTAATAATCTTATATTGGGTGCTGGTGCAAACAGTAGTTCTAAAACAATAAGTAATGAAATCACTTTAGGTAACACAAGTATTACCAAGTTTAGGATTCCGGGAATTAGTTTTTCAATATCTGCCCATGCCGTTAGTAATGGCGGTGTATTTTATGAAAATGCTCAAACGGTCAGCAGCGATTATACTATTACTAGCGGTAACAACGCTATGAGTGCTGGACCGATAACTATTGACAACGGAGTTACTGTTGCAGTATCTTCTAATTCCACCCTTACTATTGTCTGATTATGGCTGAACGTACCACAGAAGAAGTTGCAACTATTTTTAAAAACGCTGGAGATAGCGTTACTGTAATAAATACACTTGCAGCATTGTCATCTTTAACAGATGAGCAAAAGGCAGAGATGAAAAGAAATGTGGATCATCTTGAGATTATTAAGGCTTATAAAAAAGAAGATGAAACTACATCAATCTGGACAAGCGAAGATTTTACTGAACAGGATGCTGCTGTTACACTAGGAAAAAGTAAGTACTAATCATGGCTATAAGTATCAATGGATCGGGTACAGTTACGGGAGTTTCAGTAGGAGGCTTGCCTGATGGGATCGTTGATACTGATATGCTTGCTGCTAATGCTGTAACTGCTGCTAAATCATCAGGAAGAAAAGTTCTTCAAGTTGTTTATGCAGAAACAACGAGTCAAGTAAGTGACACAAGTGGTAGTTATGTTGATTCTGGAGTTACAGCAACCATAACCCCTTCTAGCAACTCAAGTACAATATTAGTAGTTGCTTCAATGCAATGGTTTTTATATAGAGAAGCTACTGAAACTAGTGGAAGTTTTAAACTTTTGAGAGGCAGCACAGCAATATCAACTCATACAGGGGCTATTCATATTGAAGCTGATACAACAGGTCAAAGTAGAATTATTTCTGAAGGGGGCTATACGATTCAAAAAGAAGATTCACCAGCGACTACATCAGCAACTACATATAAGGTTCAATTTACTACCAATCACACAGGTAACAGTGCAGAAATGAGAGTTTCTAACGCTAGTGCTCCAAGCTGTATAACATTAATGGAGGTTGCGGCATAATGGCAAAACTAGACCATGAAGCGATAAGAAAAGCATATCCTGATGCCGTAACTATTAATGATGCTACAGGTGCTTTTAAGATAGACGGCTCACAAATAACACTTGTTAAATCTGACATTGACGCTGCACGAACCACGTTAGATACTGAAGCTGCTGCAATAGCGTACCAATTTACAAGAAAACCTTTATATCCATCTTTAGGTGACTTTGCAGATGCAATGTACTGGAATAGTAAGGGAGATTCGAGTAAACTGACAGCATACTACGCAGCCTGTGAAAAGGTAAAAACTGACAATCCAAAACCATGAGTACACTCAAAGTCACAAATGTAAAACACGAAACAAGTGGACTAAATACCCTTGTATTTGATAATGGTGGTTCGTCTGGTGGTAATGGGAGAGTTACTACAAAAGGCACTATCGGAGAAATATCTGCTGTTTCTTACGCATCTACAATTACATTAGATTTTAGAACAGCTAATAATTTTTCTACAACATTAACTGGTAATACTACCTTTGCTAACCCTTCTAATATTTCAGCAGGGCAAAGCGGTGTCATATTTATAACACAAGATGGTACAGGCAGTAGAACAGCAGCATTTGGATCGTATTGGGATTTTTCAGATGGCACAGCACCTACGTTATCCACAGGAGCTAGTGCCGTTGATATGATTGCATGGATAGCAAGATCATCAACAAAAATATCAGCACAGTTTACTGGAAACTTCAGCTAATGAGTAGTCTTGGAAGTCCGAATCCTTTTCTGATTGCAGGAAAGAAAGCATACGAAGTAGAACGTAGTTTAAGGTTTAATGATGGTAATAGTGCGTATTTATCAAGAACGCCAAGTAGTGCTGGCAATAGAAAGGTCTGGACTTGGAGTGCTTGGGTTAAACGAGGAAATTTAGGACTCAATACTGCAACTTTATTTCATGCTTATGACGGCTCTTCATCAAACAGAGGATTGTTTAATTTTCAGTCAGATGACACATTAAATATAGATCAAGGTGGTGGTGGTGGATCAAAGGGTCAAGCTGAAACCGTAATGCAATTTAAAGATATAAGTGCTTGGTATCATATTGTAATTTGTGCAAATTATTCAGACAGCACAGCTTCAGACAGAATAAAAGTATATGTTAATGGGACACGACAAACATTAAGTTTTGATGTTAATTACACTGATGAAGACGGTCAAATTAATGGAACTTTTGAACATCAGATAGGCCAGCATGGAGGTGGAAGTTACTTTGATGGATATATTGCAGAAAATCACTTTGTTGATGGAACTGCGTTAGATGCTTCATCTTTTGGAGAAACAGACGCAACAACAGGTCAATGGAATCCTAAAAAATATACAGGAAGTTATGGAACAAATGGTTTTTATTTGAATTTTTCAGACAATTCTGGAACGACTGCAACAACACTTGGTAAAGATTCAAGTGGGCAAGGTAACAACTATACACCAAATAATTTTAATGTAGCTGCAAATTTGGCTAATGATTCAATGCCAGATACACCTACAATTAATTTTTGTACTTTAAATCCCTTAAATGCTACAAACAGTATAAATTTACCAGATGCAAATTTAGTTTTTGATCAATCTTCAAATGACCAAGCTATAACAGGAACATTTTTTGTCACATCTGGAAAATGGTATTGGGAAATTTATAAAAACTCAGGTCAGAATCCAGAAATAGGAATTTGTGGTCAAGAAACATTAAGTAATAAATCGACAGGAGGAGTTGCTTCAAGACTCGCTTTTATTACCAATGGTGGTAATTTAAGAACTGGAAGTAGTAGCACTGCTACTCTTACTGGAGGTTCTGCTCAAACTGGGGCTGGTTGGATAAAAATTGCTGTTGATATGGACAATAAAAAGATATGGTTTAGTGATACTTCTGGTAATTACTTTAACAGTGGCAATCCAGCTACAGGAGCTAATGCAGCTTACGATTTTAGTAGTCATGCGACAAAAGATGGTTGGACACCTTATGTTTTTATGGGTACAGGTAATGACCATAATTGCTATATGAACTTTGGGCAATTTGACTTAAACAGTTTCTCTTCAAATATACCAACAGGATTTAAAACATTAAGTTCAGATAACTTACCCAACCCAACAATAAAGCTACCTGATAAATATTTTGATACTGTTCTTTATACAGGTAATGGTGGGACTCAATCAATAACAGGATTAAACTTCTCACCTGATATGGTTTGGCTTAAATGTAGAAGTGATGCCGATGATCATACTATAACTGATACAGTTAGAGGTAACACTAAAGCAATATATCCAAATTCAACAAACTCAGAACATACTTCAAGTATAAGAATTACATCTTTTGATAGTGGTGGTTTTAGTTTAGGTTCGTCGGGAGATACAAATACAAATGGCAGAACATTTGTAGGTTGGAACTGGAACGGTGGCGGGTCTACAGCGAGTAACAGTGATGGGTCGATTACATCATCAGTACGAGCTAATACAACAGCAGGTTTTTCTATTGTTGGATATACAGGTACAGGGTCAAATGCTACTGTTGGTCATGGTTTAGGAGTTGCACCAAAATTTATAATTACAAAACAAAGATCAACTAGTGGACACCATTGGAGAACATATCATGCAAGTATAGGTGCTACTAAAAGTTTATATCTTGATTTGAATAATGCTGAATCAGGTTCGGACTCTGGTTTTATGAATAATACTGAACCTACAAGTACTGTTTTTTCTATTGGTACAGATACAAACTTAAACGAAAATGGTGAAACTCATATTGCTTACTGCTTTAGCGAGGTAGCAGGGTATAGCAAGGCTGGGTCATATACAGGCAATGGATCAAGTGATGGCACGTTTGTTTATACAGGTTTCAGACCAGCTTGGGTAATGGTTAAAAGAACAAATAATACTGGAACTTGGCAAATGGCAGATGATAAAAGACTTGGATATAATCCAGATACAAATGATTTATTTGCCGATTTAAATGAAGCTGAAAATACAGGAAATTATACTATTCTTCTTTCAAATGGTTTTAAATTTATAAATTCTGAACAAACACATAATGGAAATGGAGATACATTCATTTATTTAGCATTTGCGGAATCTCCTTTCAAAAATGCAAGGGCGAGGTAATATAATAATATTATGGCTTTTACATTAAACGGAAACCCACTTGCAGTAGATGTAGCTTTTAAGACATCTGATGGTACTCAATACCCTGCTAACTGGTTAAGACTAGCAACTGCTGAAGAGAAAACAGATCTTGGTATAGCTGAAGTAGCAGACGCTCCAGTACATGACAGTCGTTTTTATTGGAACGATGGATCTGCAAAGGCACTTGATGATGTAAACGCAACAGATAAAGATGGAAATTTATTAAAAGATGAAAACGGAAATCAGGTTGTAACTTTAGGTGTTAAATCAGTATTAAAAGCACAGGAAAAAGAAACTGCTGGTAGTTTGTTAGCTAAATATGATTGGTACGTTGTAAGACAGGTTGAAAAATCTACTGCAATTCCTACAGCGATTACAACCTATCGTGATGCAATTAGAACTGCTTGTAATACTAGAGAAACAGAGATAACAAACTGTGCAGATACCGCAGCTTTAGTAACCTTATATGGTAGTACAGAACAAAGTGATGGCAGCTTTAAGCTAAATATGACACAATATCCAGAAGATCCTAATATCTAAATATGCTTGATCCTCAACAAAAACTAGCTGCTCTTGAATCAGAACAACAACAGATAGCACAAAATTATAAAGAAGCAGAACAAGTTATGAGAAATTGCGAAGTAAGACTTCATCAGATTAAAGGTGGTATAGATACAATTAAAGATTTGATAAAAGAAGATACACCAGAAGAAGAAACTACTTAGACTTTTCTACCATCTGACGTTGTATTACTCCTAATGTGACGTACAAAGGTGATAGACCTATAATTAGAAGTAATGTAGCAAATGTCATTACAGACATAGCTCTTAAAATTGCAAATTTTATCATGTTCTT